GAACCCTGCTTCTTTACAGGTATCACCAATTATCGCGTTGGTTAATCCAAGGTTTGTGAGAGCCGTAGAAATCGCCGCTGCACCATCTGATTTGATATCGGCAAATGGGTTTGCACGGCTCAGTGTGAGTTTTTGAATGGCTTTTAAAACCTGAGTCATATCGTTAATGTCGAGCGCCAATCCTGCTGACTCTACGATATGCGCTAACTCTTCCTGCATGGCATTAAACGCTGCTGCCCGCAGCCTCGTTGCGGCAATACCACCAGCAACACTTCCATCAGTATATTTGCCATCCTGCGTTGCAGTGGCTTCGACTTGCCCGATTCGGAGCATAGTTAATCCTCACTTAGTGTTAAGCGATAAAATCAGAGGGGGAAATATCAGTTATGAATAATTGAAAATGATGTTCAGATGGGATGGGGCAATTTTGTTGATTGAACACTCCAGTTGTTTATTGCCCCACGATGCGAGCGGATCTCCGCAGTAGGACGCGCCAGCAAGCGAATACTTGATCGTTGTTTGTGGCGCATTTATCCGCCAGGTAAATGGCCACTCGTCACCGTTAAGCGCATCACCGCATACTGACATGCCACTCATAGCGGGCCGGAACTGTGTGATAGTGATGGTATAACCAAGAGCTGCAGCCACCCGGATGTAATAATCGCGGTTCAGGCCGCCGGTGCTGATTAACTTTGCCACCACGGCGCGCTGGCGATCGCTGACGCCACCGGATTCACCAATCGCACAATCATCTGGTAACCCCAGAGAGCTTTCCCATTCTGACAACATTACCGTCGCTGTAGGGGGAAAAGCACCAGTAATCAGGCTTTGCGCATCGTTGTCAGAACGCTGAAACGCGCTGCCCAGTGCCCGTAATACCGCAGCCTGTACCGTTCTTTGCGACCGGGGCCACGCCCTGCCCGTCGGTAGCAGCGCACCAAGCGCACCGGCATAATCATTTTTTGAAAAGAGGCTCATACAAAATTCACCCCGCCAAGCACCGGAATTTCGCCAACAGCAAAGGTGATATTGGCCGTCGGAGAGTTAAGAATATAGCCCGTCGTGCCGCTAACACCGCCGATACTCCCGTTAATATCAGAGAGGTAAACTTTCCCGGAACCATCAGGGTTAGCTTCATCAAAAAACAGCGCCGTCAGCGCGTCTTTTATCCCCTGAACTGTGGTGCTGTCGGCATTTTTGATCCCAGAGATTTCAATATTGATGACTTTCTTGATCGGGGAACATACGAAAACAATGGCAGTGTCTGTCTGCTGCGGATAGATGTGGTCGGCGACAGCGAGCTGGTCTCCGGTGGCTTTAACAGCCCCCCAGTCCTCAAGTTGGGATATTCCGTCGGTACCGACCGGAAACCCACCATTGTCATTCCGATCACACATGATATACACGCCAACGGTCCCGGCCCCGTTCAGACGCCGCTTTACCCACGCGCGGGTGACGCCCGAAACCTCAAGCGCCCATTTTTTATAATCGGCGTCGCTTCCACCCTGAGGCGGATTCTGCCATGCCAGCAAGCCACGACTGCGAAAATCCTCTTCCGTTTCAATATCGGCTCCGCCGGTCGCAGCGGACAGTAACGTTACCTGTGGATCCACGCCAGCAATATTCGCGTCCAGGGTCATTATGGTCCCGGCATCAGCGTTACCGCGCGCGCCTCCACCCGTTACATCACTGGTAATATCCGGCAGTATGGCCGTCACCGCGACGATACCAAATCCATCTGCCTGAATTTTAAGATCTGCATCCGTCCGGTACTGGTATCCGTCCCCGCGGTTAATGATCGAGCCAACAGGGATAATACAGTCAACACTGCCACTAGCCTGTACCGCAGGCGACTTCGCCGCTGCAGCTGGTTTTCTGAATACCTGCTTAAGGGCCATCCACCCGGCGAGATACTCATCGGTAGAGGTAAACGGGTTTGTCTGCAGGGCAATATAGTCAAGGTAGGCGTAATGCAGATGCCCCATCCCCGCATCCATGTCAGCCAGTACCTTCAGGTTCGCGAAGCGCAGTAGCGCACCAACATCCTCAAGCTCCGCCTGCATAAATTTCCGGTTTCCGTCGCGGAGTTCGCTCAGCGTCGGTCGTTTAAACGGCATATTAACGTTGCTCCCATATCCAGTAAAACCTGAATTCCTGCCAGTCCTTCCCCGGTGCCTGATAGCGGATAATGAGATTGAGCCGGTCAGGCAGGACGATCCTTGCAACAGGAATAACCTCGCTGACAACGCCATCAACCTTTAACCAGTTGAGCGCTTCACTCGAGTATTCCTCCGCTTTTTTTGCTACATCCGGGGTCAGTTTTTTCCGCCGTAGCAGCCACAGCCGGGATCCCAGTTGGGATTCCTCCCCGGAATCCCCCCACCAGCCGCGGCGATCGCTATCCTCATAATCATCGTCAGCGCGCGCCAGCCTGTCGGTAAACAGGCTGTCCAGTATTGCAGTCTGTAAATCGTTCCCCGTGGTGAGTTCACCCAGCCCTTTCTGCCAGTCAGCAAACATCTCATCCACATTCCAGAATGAAGCGATGTCACTCATGTCACCTGATCCTCTGTTTTTTGGCTGCGGATATTGTCATTGCCACTCTGGGCATTTTTAACCACATGATCATGGTCATTATGTGCATCCCGCAGCTCTTTCAGTGTTCGGGTATTGGTTTCACAGTTATCAACAATGTCACCCGTGCACCTCAGGATCGGGGTATTTGCAAGGATCCCCTGGCTGGCATTGATGGTCACGTTAGTGGCGTTATTGACCTCAACATTCTGGCCCTTTGCATCCAGGAAGATCCCCTTCTCCGTCAGGAGAATATTAAGGCCCCACTGGTTATACATGACCGTTTCGCCCGCTTTCAGGCCTGTATGACGGAACCCCTGATGGTTGGACGCAATTACCACCGCGCTGGAACGATCACCGCCAATAAAAGCCAGAACCACGTCAGTCCCTGACGGCAGGCCGGATGAAAAGCCAAATTCTGCCATCCGCGGAGCGCTGGCCACCTCCAGCGGAGTCTGGTACTGGATAGACTGCACCACCCCACCATCTTTCATAGCCGTGATCCGGCCAATCCCCAGCATGCCGGCGATCCTGGTCGCTGCATGTTTAAATAGTTGCTTCATGTATTGAATCCCGCCAGGTTCTGGTAGAAGGCATATGGCTGAACGGAGAATGCTTCAGGCGGCATCAGCGTCATGCGTGCATGGGTGCCGTAGTCATCGCGCATATAGGTGACTTCTGCCAGTAGCAATTCAGTCTTCGGCAACCGTAAGGTGGGAAGATCAACGGGGATCAATGTGTTTGGTTCCCACAGTTTCCCGTCTTTATCCCGCCAGGAATCGATGGTTACCGAGAGCTGTTTTGAACGTCCGTACCGCCGGTTCATTTCCCAGTCGATCGCACTTTGTGCCTGTTGAGTAGCCATCAGGGTACTTTCCACAATCGATATATGTTTTCGGTACCGCATGCGGGCGGCCTCCGGATCTCTCGCCGTTGCCAGAGTCACAGCGTCATAGGCCGTATCAGGCGAATACCCTGCAATTGGAGAAACGCTCATTGATACACCGACATAATCTGAAAACCTGTCAGCCATCGATTTGCGGTAGTATGCCTGCTCGACATTTACCCCTTCGGCTATTCCACTTGCCGCACGACGTGTTCCCACCCGGGTCAGTAACAGGTTTCCATCGGGCTGATCGTAGTAAAGCAGAGCAGACCATCTGGCCACCCGATCGATGACTTCTTGCGGAGACTCACCCCAGTTCAGAGTGAACTGGGGTACCTTCACAAGTTCATCAACATCCGTGGTTACGGTGATGCCGTAGTAGGATGCCAGGCGAGAAGCAATTTCAAGCGCATTACTGGCATTGATGACGTTGTTAGGCCACTCGGCTGAGCAATCCACCAGGTCCTGACATTTGCTCCTGCCCGTGGCGCGGACCTCATGGCGGGAGCGCGATAGTGCGGGTTCCCAGTCATCAACATATCCCGTCAGTGTCAGATCATCTCCGATACGAACTTCACAAGACATTCCCTCTTCAACGAGTTGACGATCTTCGTTGCCAGGGAAGTAATCCATTAGCCCAAGATCGAAATCAGAGGGAAAACGCTCAATACCCCGCGTTACCCGGACAGAATCCCACCCCTCGATGATTTTGCCGTCGACCGTCAAAGAAACAACATCCAGATCGCTGTCTGCATTCATTGCCTCAGTACCTTCATGGTTGTCGGCATAAACGCCGGATGCGGTACGCGCGCTTCCTGTACCAGTTCATCTGCACGGGTGGCATCCTGGTATAATCGGTTTGCCAGCGTCAGCGCCGGAAGCGGCTGAGCGGTAGTAACCTGCAGAAGCTCGCTCAGACCAGAAGCACGCTCACTCATCGTAGAAAGGAATGCCGATCTGACGGCGAGAAGCGCGTTATACATATCATCGTCTGCGCGGTCTCCAGCCAGAACCAGCGCCGTATCAAGTTGCACAGAAACTCGTTGAGTTAACTCTTCTGCCTCGTCTGTACTGGCTGGTCTGGAGTCCGCAGCGGCACTGGTCATGGCACCAGTACATAGCACAACAATCAGCGTGTTCATGGTCGCCGAAATCGCTTTGCTGCTGTCGGACTGCTGGTACTCCGTGCTGATTGAATTAGCCAGTTTTTCCAGCGCTGTGATTCGGTCATTAACGCTGCCGGCGCTGTTAAGAATTGCGTTTACCACGTCGGCGACGCCCTGGACAAACTCATCAGGTGTGTTGGAGCTGCTAAGCTGGCTCGACCTGTCGGTAACATTTTTCCGGTCCATTACCGACTGGGCTGTTACCTTGTCAGCCAGTGCTCTCTCATCATCCACATCAGCAACTGACGATTTGCCAGCAACAGCAGAGGAACTACCGCCCACAGAGCCTTTACTGTAACGTCCGTACCGGGTATTCCCGAACGTGGAGTTCAGGACATTGCTGAGATTCGTGACCTGACTGATGGTGCTGTCAACCATGTTAGTCCAGAACGTGACCGTGCCTCTGATGGTGTTTATAGCCTGTGTGACACCGCGGATTTCACTCTTAACTCTGGCAATCGTGCTCAGCACAGCAGTGCTGACCAGTTTCAGATAGTTGGTTTTCACCGTGGCGCCTGCAACGGTACTGCCCGTGACAGCAAACACTTTAAGCCCTGATTCAATTGCCATCAGGGTAAATTCAAATACTCGCCCGTTCTCCATCGAACCGGAAATACGCAAACCATTCTCAGGGATGGAAACCGTTAATTCGCCCAGTGTCGGATGGACAAGCGTACCGCTACCTTTTTGTTCACAGGCTTCAATCAGTGACTGGCGCTGCGTGATAGCATCGCCGCCGCCGTAAACCTGGCTGTTCTGGATCAAGAAACCGCGAATAACAAATCGCCGTGTTGCCCGCCCGATATCCTCTATCCAGGCTGTATCACGGTAGGGATATTCATGTACCGCCTGGCGTCGGCCGTGGCTCCCTTCCTCAGCAACAATTGCAAATGGCACACCTCTGAATGAGCTGGGCCGTAACTGCCCCTGCCAGTCATCGCTGGTATCTCCCCCCAAAAGAGAAGTTATTGCGTCCTGGATAATTGACGGCATCACGCCTCCGGAAATAAAAAAACCGCCATGTCGGCGGTTTACATATGCACTGAAATGACTTATCTATTTATCGCTGGATCCATTACGGTCAAGAGATTCGGCGATCCTGTAAAGATGCTCAGTCGCCTTGAATGAGTTCATTAGGAACTCATAAAGCACACGTAAAAGCAATGCACTTACCACCGATATCGTAATCGCCGTGAAATTCATTGAGACAACAGAAAAAACGAGGAAAATGCCAATTACCAGGTAAACAAGCGCAAAAACCTTTGGAGTCTAAATGGCTTTTGCTCCAAAAACTTTTTCATTCATAACTTCTTCCTTAACGAAATGACGACAGTGATCAGTAATTCATGGCCGTTGTTATTCTGCCATTATTTTCCGCATTATAGGTTTTTCGCTCACCCTTATCATTAACCATTGTGATTTCGAGCTTAAGTGGTTGTTCTGACATTGCCTCTTTAAGAGACTTAGCCAGATTGTCGCCGAGTACACTTTCATCACTTTTCTTACCCGTATCACTCAGAATGATGGATTCCCGATTTCTGTTCTGCGAGCCTGAGAGAATATCAGTTTCATCACTCGGGTTACTAAGAGTGCTGGAGTCACGATTTCCAGTTTGCGAACCTGAGATAATGTCATACCGCTGCTGGGCCAGCACATCCGGATTTCTCTTCCCTGACCACCGATCATCAGTAATGGCGGTCTGGATGGCGTTTAGCAGTTGTTCCTCAGTATAAGGTTGTGCGCCATTCTCATGTTTAATCATGGCTGCCATTATCGTTTTTAATGTTTCCGGATCGTGCAGATTTACTTGCTCTTTGGCTCCATATCCAGTGGCTTTTGAGACGGAGTCAATATATGCACGAGTATTATTCTCTGATTGCGGAGCATAGGTATGAATAATCCCATCCAGAGTATTATTCCCCCTGTCACCATACAACATCAGCTGTCTCGCCATTGCAGTTCTTCCGTCGGCATCATTCGCAAAGGTAGAAAATCCGCCATTTTTACCCGTTGCGTTTGCTGCAACTCTCAAATTACCGGGATTATTATTTCTGAAGCCAATTGCGTTATTCCTTGTTTCCCCGTAAGGAACATTGCCGCGTGCAACGTTGGATTGTGGCTGGCTGATAGCGGATAAGTCATTCTGCAATTGAATCGCAGAATCGGTCGCGCGGTAATTCGCATCGTACCGCTTTCTTACAGCATCAGTCATGAAACCCGCGTCAACCTGCCCACGTTCACTGCGGGGTAAGCTGTTATAAAGTTCCTTATCGTTCTGAATGCGCCGTAGTTTCTCAGCATCATTGCTGTTGATAAAACCGAGAGCATGAGACAGCCCAGTAAAATCACCATTAGTGAACAGATCGGTAACACCTTCAAGGCCGTCTTTGACTGAACCATCCGAAAGAATGGTCTTAAGTGCCTTGTTTTTTGAACGTTGCCACAGACCATCCCAGGATGCGCTGAGCTCATTCATAGTGCCGTTCACTTCACTCAATTGCTGATTTAGTGCCGGATCCACAGTCAGACCAAATTCATCCGATTTCGCCAGCAGCTTTTTCATGCGCTCACCGTCACGCATTAGCGCCAGCAATTCGGGCGTCAGCCCAAGTGCATCAGCGGCGGACTTCTGCTGTTCAGGTCGCAAGGTTGGAAAAATTTTTGCGATAGACTCCAGTGTTTTAAGGGTATTTACTGAACCATCGCTGTTTTTTTGGATTTGAGCACCAATTTGCGCCATCGCTGCCATAACCCCCTCGTTTTTACCACTGGCAGCCTCATTGAATGCTTTGAAAATACCTTCTATTGATGCATTAGCGCTCTCGCTGTCTGCCCCAAGAATACGCATTGCCCCGGAAAGTCGGGTAAAATCGTCAACGCGCATTCCCGCATTTTTTGCCGAGACATCAAGATTATAGGCCTGACGGGATGCCTCCCGAAATCCATAAGCGACCTGTTTCAGTCCGTAGCCGGCAGCACCGGCTAACCCCAGCGCCCCCATCTTCCCCGTGAGCTCCCCCACCATTTTCAGAGGGGGAACCATGTCGCCAATAAACTGCACGTTATCCCGCGCGCTCTTCGACATATTCTCGAGGCGAGAAATAAAACCGCTCAGTCCGTCGGCTGTTTCCTGACCGCCTAACTTGAGCCCTTCTTTAGTTTTATCTAGCTTCGGCTCCAGGTCACGGACAGCCTCATTAATGCGGTCTATAGCCTCGCTAACCTGGTCGCTGGCCACCAGCTCAAAATCAAAAGAATTACTCATCGTCTTCAGGTTTCCTAAGCTTGTTTATCCGGGATGCCTGCGACACCCACCATTTCAGCCGGGCGCGGGTCATTCCCCACGCCCTGTCCTCAGACCAGCGGAAATAGAAGGTGACGTCAGCGGCCATTTCCTGCCAGGTTGTCAGGGCTTCCAGGTCAAAAAACTGAGCAGATACTCCTCACACTTACGGAAGTCGAGAAAATCCATCGGCTGCAGTACGCTTTCACGCGTACCGGAAACCAGCGCAATAAGCAGGCGCATCGCCGCGAGCGACGTTGACGCAGCCTGTTTCTCGTAAAACTGCTCAGCCTGGCTTAGCGTGGGTGCTTTCAGCTCCAGCTGCGTATAAGTGGTCTTCTCCGCAGCATCATCCAGCGCTACGGTTAATGGAATGGTTTTAACGCGTTCAATCTCAGCCATCTTAGTTCTCCGTTACGTCGCGGCCTTCCCAGCGAACATCAAATACTGCATCTTCGCTTTCCACTTCCTGGACGTTGACCGTCCAGAGTGAACGGCCAATGATAGTTTTCCCGTTAGCCAGCTCGGCGATCACGTTGACGTTCGTCTGCTGGTTAAAGCCCTGCACATTCGTTCCGCCACTGTCACGCAGTCGGGCAGAAATGTATGGCGCCACAGGTTTTTCCTTATATCCGTGCACACCATCCATCCCTGTCAGGGTGGTACGGTTTACGGTGGCAGCCTGGTATTTAAACGAGCCCTCCACCATTACCGTCACACCGTTAACAGTGACATAGGCGGTTCCCGCCAGGCGGTTAGTAGTATCACCTGCCATCGTTTAAGCTCCTGTTGATTCAGCCCGAGTGCGGAACTGATTGAGCAGCGCGAAAATGCGCAACTGGTTCATGAGGGTTCCCGGCCACAGCACATCGACGCGGTTCGGATTTTTGGCGTTCTGCTCGACGATGATATTTTTTGCGAATGCCTCCGCATCCTGCGCATAACCGTTCCATACCAGAGTCTGGTACTCGGCAATCTGATCGGCCTTGATAATGTTTGGCGTGACGATCGCCGCGCCAGGTGCAAATCGGGTTCCATCCGCAGCAAGCTTCATACGGCCAAACTTGCTGGTCACCGCTGTGCGCAGGTAGCGGGTCACAAACATCAGGCTGAACAGCGTCTCCACTTCCAGATAACTGTCATCTGCATCGCCATAGCTGTTTTTCTGGTAGGTGGTGATCAGGTTTTCAATGCGCACCGTGCCATCGTCATCGACCGTAAATGTCGAAATGCCGCTGTACAGCAGATTGTTACGCTCGGTCAGCTCAAAGCGATCCTGCAGTTCTGGCGCAAGCACCCCCTGAACAGCGAGCGACTGTAGCGGGCGGCCGGGGTCATTACGCAGACTCACCGCAGCTGCGCCGGTGTAAGCTGCAGACCATGCCCAGGAAGGGGACGGCGATTTATTTACGCCCAGCAGGGTCTCATGCTGGTTATTGCGCAGCTCACCTTTGGTACCGAGCTGGGCGTAAGTCCCGGTGGTGGTACCAAAGGAATGGCCATAAAGCTGCTTGTCCCATGCCCAGCGACCGCCAGTGTCTGACAGGAACTCCTTCATCACATTCAACGAGGTTGTATCGTCGTAAGGGTTGATGATGAAATCGAATGTCCGATCCTGCAGGTTTGCCAGCTCGCCGGTAATATCCGGAGCCCCGACTCCGTTAGACATAGCAGTAATCGTCAGTTCCAGGCCTGCAGGTGTGGACTCGCCTCCAGGTAAGCCGAGGAAGTTCAGGCGAATGTCGATCCCATTACCCGTAGCACCAAGATTCTTCGCGGTCAGGGTTACGGTATCCGTAGTCGCACTTGCGGTTACAGGTAGCGTGGTTTTTGCGTTAATCGCCGCGGCCAGAGAGGTGGCGATCGCTGCCACCGTATCTGTTGCTACAACGGTCAACTGAATGCGCTCACCAGCAATATAAAGGGAGATCACTCCGGTTGCCGTCGGTGCGCTGCTCACTTTAATGGTGCCGGTTGCAGCCACCATGGAATCGGAGTCTTCCTCCAGCGGCAGGATCCAGACTTCGGCTGCGGTATCATTTTTCTGATACGCCGCCATCATGGCCTGCAGAATTCCCCCTTTTCCTGTCAGCTCACCGACGGTATCCGAAGAGGAAACTCGCTGCGGAATACCAGGGGGGGTTGAGCCGGTACTGAGCATCCCACCGATAAGCAGGGTGCGCTGCGTGGCAGTGGCGTTATTCGCCATTGAGTTATCAAACTCAACGAAGAAAAGCCCTACCCGCAGGTTATCGGGAACACGAGCGAAAGGTACGGTCATTCATTTTCTCCCGCTTTTTTAGGTAATGATTGTTTCTCTGGCGCGCCCTCATCCTTTTTAGAGAGGATCACGTCCCCATCGCTCAGACGGCGACGCCAGAAAATATTGTCAGGTACTTCAGCACCCTCTTTAGGCAATGGGATGCCCTTGACGGGGCAGCGAACGCTGAGCCCGTTGTTCGGCTTAACAAACATGGATTACTCCTGAAGATTGAGGCTGATACCCGGTTTAACTGTGCCGTCTGGCATATCGACCGCAATATCCATGCCCTCAAGGGGAACCGACTGGACAGGATAAAAATCTTCCGGCCCCTGGTAATGCTCTATGTCGATCTCGAAAAGAAGCTGCCCCATATGGGCCTCTCCTTCTGAATCAACATTGATGGTTGAACGAACTTCCGCGTATTTCTGAATATTCCGCGTCAGTTCGTAGCTGTTGATCACCGCGCGCTCCACCTGCTCGCGAAGGCTTTCAAGCGCCAGCTCTGCCCGCATGGCTCCATCATCCACTGTATCGCCGTCATACTCCTGAACGCGCCCAGTGATCCTGACAGTGGTGAGGGTGGTAAAAGCAGGGGTATTACGCCCCTGTGATTTTTTCTGTTCAAAAGGCGTCTGAACCAACAACACAGGATACATATCTGGTGAAGTTGACCAGTCGCGTGGAGAGAATACGCGGTCGCCCGCGCTGGTTGTCCCGGTTAGTGCAGTGACAACCATTTGCCGTATCGCTGCTGAATTCATCGCGGTTTTACCACATTGAGGACAAGACGAGATCCGCCATGACTGTCGGGTTCGACGTTTGACACAACAAATAACTGATTGATGATGTGACCACCGACCGTCTTTATAAATACCCGGTCAGATACAGCAGGTTGCGATTTACCCAGCTTGCGAAATTCAGCATCGCGCACACCCAACATCGGGCTGGAGGTGTTAATTTCTGAATCGCCATCAAGGTTTTCAGCAACCTGCGCATAACCACGGTCAAAAATCCCGTTAATTGTAAAAGGAGTACCGTTACGTGGACGGTACTCGTGCTCATCGCCAAAGACATCATGCAGCGGACTCAGAAGATGAGAATCCCAGTCCACGCCCATGTCATTACCCTGTCGTAACTGAAACTGATGGCTGAGAAGCAAGAACTCGCTTACGAAGCACATCAACATCAGCAATAACGCCGGACTGCAGAAGACGCTCAGCATCTTTGCCGGTTACAGGGATGCGCATATTTTCGCGGTACATCTCCCCGTCATGACGAATGCAATTCCCTTTCAACACCACATACTCCTGCGATTCAGTGTCTCCGGATTTTTCGTCACCACCATCGTCATCAACAGACAATTCGGCATCATCTGTTTTGCTCAAAGGCTGTTTTTCCTGGGTGTTATCGCCAGCATTCAGGTTGTCAACGCTCAGGCCGTCTTTGGCAGATCCTTCTGCATTCAGATCATCAGCCAGCCCGGTATTAGGTTGTTTTGCCATATCAGACCACCGTTGCGCAGAGGGATGCATTTACCCGGCTCGGAATAACCAGCGGGGAGGATTGCATCAGGATAAGACGCTGGGCTGGATCTTCTTTCACCCAGGATTTTGGCGCATAAGCCAGCGGACCGTAGTTGAAAGCCGGGTCCAGGATAACGCCAAAGGCGCGGGTACCCATCAGATCGGCACCACTCATAATGACAGCGCCATCGGGGATCATAGGCTTCTCGACGTTGTCCAGCGGGTCAATAAACCAGTCGTTATATAACCAGAGGTCAAAGTTACCCCAGCGCCCTTTATAAATTGCGCCCTTCATTACCTGTGGGCCGGCGTTAATCTGGTTACCAAACGGGCTCAGCGCCGGGAATGTAATGGCGTTATCCTTGATGGTGGTATCCAGTCGGAATGCACGCCATGACTTATTCGTAAAGACCAGATCCGTGGCGACAGAGCCGGACTCTTTCAGGAAAGTAGTCTGCCAGATTTCAATGTCATCTGATGGCTGGGTATTGGTAGCGCCAGCTGCAACGGTCAGTGGCCATTTATCCGAGCCGCTAAGAGTGATGGTCAGATCCGAAGCACGCCCGAAATCCACCACCTTAGTTTCATAGCCCTCCCCGGCGACGGTTACGGTCCCAGACACCAGCGCACTCGCCGCCATCCATTCCAGACGACGGTTGATCATGTCAATCTGGTCAGTCATTTCAAACTGAAGGTTCAGCATTTCGCGCTCGGCAGCGGTATATTCCCCGCCAATACGCTCACCAATCTGGCGGCGGATAGGTTTGCGCAGGTCCGGAGCGCGCTTATCTTTGATGTATGCCGGTTTGAAGGTATTGGTCTGGTATTTACGGGATTCGACCAGCTTACCTTCCACCAGCGGGGAGACGAACGGCGCCATACGACGCAGGCCGACATCAACATCAATCGCCACTTCTTCAGTCTCGTAAGTCACGACATTCGGGAAGAAGCGATCGAGCAGCCAGTTCTGACTGGTTTTCAGGTTAGGAACAACCTGCACCAGCACGCTGGTATCAAAAACATTTTCCATATTCAGTCTCTTGATAGTGCCAGCCGCAGCTGGCAAAAAATTTAAACGAGCCAGCCCCTGCCGGTTAAAGCATTCGTCAGGAGAGCCGTGGGGGAAATCAGGAGGTGGTTACAGGTGCCTGGTCACTGTCTTTCAGGAAGATAGCCAGCGGTCGGAGCGCTTTTTTCAGGTCAGCGGTCGTCCAGGAGTTATCAAAAATAATTCGGTGCTGGTTGAATTCCCCCATCAGATACAGGCCGCCGTTCTGATCGGAAGACGATGCATCAACATCATCAACCAGAATAGCAACGGGTAACTGACTGCCATCTTCAGCCGTTTTCACACATTGCGTGTATTTCCCGCTGGCAGCCACCAGGCCCAGGACAGTACCACGCTTAAAGGCACCGCCCGTAATGATCCCGGTGTCAGTCACCAGCTGGAGCGTGCCAGCGACAAGCTGATCCGGAACAAACAGCGCGCTCTTCATGCCAGGCGCAAACGCATTCTGACCAAACTGATCCATTATTTCTCTCCTCTTGTGGAGTTGTAGAGGCCGGTCATTTTACTTACCAGCGCAGACTTTCCGGTCTCTTTCTGTCCGCTATCCGGATTAAGCCGGACCTGGTGGCTTTCCTGCATACGCTGATCGAGAGAGCGTTTACGGGATGGCTGAGATGCGGCTGCGGCCGGAGCCGAAGAGGCTAGGACATTAATTGCTGCCGCAGAACTCATCCCGGTATTGAAAGCCAGTGACGCGGCCAGTGAAGGATTCGCAGCTGCATGCTTACTGCCGAAAATACGGGCGCAGCGTTTACGCTCAGCAGCGCGTGCATTTTTTACCGCCTTACTCTCTTTGCGATCGTCGTCGCCGTCGTCTTCAGAATCATCATCTTCTGACGCATCCGGATCATCGCCGTCATCTTCAGCATCATCGTCGCGTTCGTCTTCTTCCGCGTCGTCGTCGCGCTCATCATCATCGGCATCATCTTCGCGCTCGTCCTCTTCCGCGCGACGGGCTTTCGCTTTTTTGGCTTTTTTATCCTCTTCTTCCTCAGAAGCGGAAGGGCCAAGACCAATGAGGTGAGCAAAACTAAACGTCTTTTTCTTTGCCATTTCAGGCTCCTGTTTTTTCAAGTAAGTTTTTGAACGCAGCGTCAGGAGGACACACCTCATCAGCCAGTCCAATTTCAACGCCATCAGCAGCCATAAAACAGGCGGCCTGGGTACTTTTTATAACCTTTGCGCTAATCCCCCGGTTTCTGGCAACAGTGTTCACAAACAATTCGCCCATGGTGTTAATGTCCTGCTGGATGGCGGCCAGAGCTTCATCTGACAACTCTCTCAGCGGCGAACCTTCAGCCTTGCGGGATCCATAGGTGATGATCGTAACTTTAAGACCGTCATCTTTAATCCGCTGCGTCCAGTCAAGGTGCATGGTGATCACACCCACAGAACCCACTCCGCCGGTGCGCGGAACAGAAATCCGGTCCGCTGCACTGGCAATGGCATACGCAGCGGAATAAGCGCTTTCCGTCAGAATGGCATGGATAGGCTTTTTCCCCCGGGAGCCGTAAATGACATCAACCAGATCGAAGCATCCAGCGACCTCGCCGCCGGGTGAGTCGATATCCAGGCAAATGCCCGAAATGTCGGGATCTTCCATCGCAGTAAGAAACGCCTGACGAATGCCGTCATACCCTGTCATTCCACTGTACGGACGCAGACTGCCCAGTTTTTGCACCAGCGTTCCGCATATCGGGATGACGGCGACACCCAGCACATTGTCATAACCCGGATCACTACGGGATTCACGTCCCCGGTTATCGTCATATCCGTACCAGTCATCCTCCATGGCAAGAGAAGATTCGATTTTACTGATACCAAATCGGTCCATTACGGATGCCATGATGACTTCGGCTTTACTCGGGTGCAGCGCCAGCGGGGTGTTAAATAATCGCTGGGCCAGATGGGGTAGATTCACTTTTCCTCCGGATCGGTAATGGTCTGGCTCGCAAACTGGTCAGCCTGTGCCCAGCTCGGAAGCGGTAATCCGCGTTTAAGACATGACTCAATTTCTCTCTGGCGCTGATCAAGCACTTCTTCCCAGTCTTCACCGACGTTTTCACCCACCTCAATCTCGAGGGTGGAAAGTCCGGCATCCAGACCAAGAATGGCGCCTTTTTTCTCTGCAACCGGATCCACCCAGCCGCGCCCTGGCCCCATCCAGCGCGCGCGAGAATACGCGGCTCTGGCGTCAACAAAATCAGGTGCGCCTGCGGGCAGGGGTAAATCCTCATTGTCGTGAACTTCTTCAACAAAGGCGGTGAGAATGGGCTGAGCGAAGCCGGTAGAAAAATCGTCCCGGCGGCGAGTCAGTGTTTTCCATGCCTCCAGCAACGAGGAGCGTGCAGAACTGTAGTTAACGTCAGACCAGTCCTGGGTGACCTGCTGTGGGGACAACCCTGTTCCTGAAGAAAAATTACGGAGAACAGCAGATTCGAAGACTTCAAAATTGCTGTAGGGCCGCGCCGCGTTAACCGTCGTGATTTTCTCACCAGGATAAAGAATGGGCATTCGGGCACCATTCTGAAGTGTCAGACGCCGATCGTTATGGAACTCAACACGCCCGTCCTGATAAGTGCCTAACTCCGACTCGTCATAGGTCTCGCCCAGGGCAGACTGAACCATCGCAGGGTCATAGGGTGACTCAATGTAAGCGGCAAATATGGCATTAAGAATTGCTGCCTCAAGCTCACTCTGGTCATACTTCACCAGCATTTTCAGACGCTGAATAACCGGAGTCAGGATGCCGTTACCACGGTGCTGCGCGCCACGCTCATGATCAAAATCGTGAACCACATGCGGGCGGCCCCAGTCAGTTTCACGCGGGATACGCTGCCACGTCATGGTTTTAGCCCCGCTCCACCAGTCACCGATATGGGCCTCCCTGATGTGGTAAGCAACCGGCGCACCGTCCGCATCAATTTCAACGCCACCACGGACATTTGGCATATCGAAATTCTGCTGAGGATTACTGAGGCGGTCAGGATCGACAATCTGTACCGTGGTGGCGTAACGCCCTCTTCCGGGACCAAGCCTGTCAGTTCTGTACTGGAGAATGGCCAGAGCATCCCCGTCAATAAGCTTGTGACGAAATCCCAGGCGTAACATCTGCGACACGGTGAGTTTTCGTTCAACATCACAATACCGGCCAGGATCGTTACTCCAGGTCCGCCAGTGCCCGTCCAGTGCTTTTCCGTACTCTTCCGCCCAGGACGCATCAAACGCCTTGTTTCCGGTGATCATTCTGAGAACACGGTAATCGGGTTTCATGATGGGGCGGAAGTTGGCACCAACCGCATTATCCAGCAGACGTGTGACCGCACCGTTTGCCCAGCCGTCATTACGGACCAGATCGCGTGCGCGGGACACGATGCGATCCCGGTAAATGTTAATTTCATTGTCCGGGGACCACAGCGCGGGTTGCCAGTTCGCCAGTTGATCGCTGAAAGAGTCAGCTGCGTCATAAGGTACGCGGCTCCCCCCCACCAGCATAGAGGGACGCTGCTGTCGCAACGGCTGCCCATCAGAGCCCAGTATCTGTACTTTATTCATCAGAATCTAAACCTCGCTGGTTTCCGGGGACGAGAGATAATCCCCAGTTGCGCCTGCAGAAGTTGAATCAGGGCCAGCAGATCAGCCAGGGTGCTTTGCTGATAGGACACTGATCGCGTCCCGTCTCCCTGCGTATAGGAAAACGAAACACCGTGGCTCCCGGTTGCTAAATCAATGTACGCCTGCTGAGCTTTCGCAAGCGCATCCCTGAGCTGATCGTCAGTCATTGCGCCGGCAAGCAGGCTGGTGTTCCGGTTGAACATGATTTTCCTTATTTCGGCAGGAGTTGCGATATTCGCTTACGTTTGACCGGCGCTGGTTCTTCAATAACCGCACCCGGCAGCTCGTAATTGATTTTTTCTTCCTGTCCAACTGGCGCTGGCAGGAACTTATCCGGATCGGCTTCGAGGTTGGCGGCCCGGACGTTGAGTTTTAACCCCATATGTTTGAGACCGCACAGCGCGGCATAGCTGTAAACGAGGCAGTCAAGCGCTTCGTTAGCTCGTCCTGGTATTGCTTCCCAGATACTGTACCGCTGCCCGGAAATGACTTTGTAAACCAGTCGCTCCGCCAGCAGCTGATTGAAGTACCCGAGATCGCGATCGTCAGGAAAATGCATATAACCCGCAGCGGCGGCGCCAGGTTTGGGTGGCTCAAGATGCAGGCGACCGCGTATCACGTCTTTCGCTGAGTTAACCCCCAGAATGACAGGGCGGAAACTGGCTTTGCTTTTCGATGATGGTCGTTTGGTCGGCCAGACAGGATTGCGTTTACCTCCCTGTGCAGACTCCCCCTTAATTGCCCAGACACGACGGCCAAGACGCTCTTTGGCGAATTCGTATACCTTCTGCGTATGGTGGCCACCGGAGTCCATGCACGTTGCCATGATATTCAGGCCGCGCCCGTCACCACGTCGCCAGATCTGTTTCAGGTATGCATCCAGTCGCTTCCAGGGTTCTTCCGTCTCAAGGTCACCATAAATAACGTCATGCGCGACCGACCACGATTCTTCATCTCTCCCCCAGCCGGTGATCGTAATTTCGAAGCGATCGTCCTGGGTATCAACTCCAGCTGTTAACAATGCCACCCCGTCCGGAACGACGGCCGGAAATATTTCCCGGCGCGCCAGCAGAACATCAACAGGGAGCTGTTTCCCATGATTAGGTCGGTGCGGAAGCCCCATCTGGGTATTCCACCACGCCTGTTCCTTATCCGGATCGCCCTTCGCATCGATATATTTTTTCGCAATATCCGACGGCTTATCTTTTTGCCAGGGGCTGAAAAGCTTGGATGCCTGGTACCCCGCGTGGTGGTTATCGACTGCCTCCTTTCCACAGGAGGGGCAGATTGCGCGATAGACCGCATGCCGTTCCGACTCTGACCATTGCCAGACCTTTTCAACGCTGCCCTCGTCTGCCGCCCGCCAGGCAAGGTCATAATCCATCAGCGGTGAGTGCCGCTCCCCGCAGCACTCAAATGGGCGCGTCTGATGCCATCGAATAGTTTGCAGAGCTCTGAGGCGCTGTCCTTCGGACCAGCCACTACCACAGCATTCGCAATAGAGCATCGCCGATTTAGTCAGGTGTTTATCTCCCTCTTTCGGCCACTGAACGTGTTTGAAAAAGTCGGGGAACTGGCGGTGGCCACAGTGCGGGCAAACCACAGATGCCCGGCGCTGATCGGAGTCGGCGTAGCTGTCAGCAATGCGGCTCTCATCCTCCACCGTCGGCGAACAGGCGCGTACAGACAGCCAGGTCAGGCCAAATGTCGCTGTACGCTCTTCGGCCAGCGCAATTGGATCGCCTTCGCGGGTTATCGGGTACTTGTCCACTTCATCCGCCAGCAGGACACGAATCGGACGACGCGCAAGGTTATCAGGGCTACCAGCACCCGCCAGCGCCAGAAATCCGCCAGTGAACGCCTTGTAAAGAATGGTTTCTTTCGAGCTTTTCTGTTTCGAATCACCGATGATTTTACGCAGTACCGGCGTCACCCTTACCAGCGGGCTAATACGCTCTTTCGAAAACTGTTCAGCGGCTTCTTCTTTCGGCTGCAGCAGCAGTATCGGACAAGGATCGAGGTGGGCAAAATAGCCAAAAAGGTTTTCCAGCAGTGCTGTCTTCATCAACTGGGTACAGCACATTACAGTGATGATATGAACCCCGGACTCCGTCGCGGCAAGCATCGGTCCGCGGGCAATTTCTACCGTCGATGTTTCCCAGTTTCCCGAAGTGCTCCCAGCCTCTTTTGCCAGCTTACGATAGTCATCTGCCCACTGCGGCACACTGATACGCGGCGGGGGTGTCCAGCCTTTGCGGACGCTTAATTCAAGACGCTCAATCTTCTGCCGGGTTAAACTCTGGCTCTCCGAGGACTGAGATGTGTTTGTGGACATGTTCAATCAGCACCTCTGTCATCCTGTCCGCCGGTACATCCAGATCAGCAGCCATTAGCGGCGCCACCCTGGACGGCCAGTTAAGCCAGGCATCACGCTGTTGGCGAAAGGCGTTGAATAAAACCTCCTCGGCTGCTGTCAGCTCAATAAGCTGGCCGCTGTCTTTTTCATACTGCAGCTTTGCCTGCAGGGCCATGTAATTCTCGCGGATACGTCCCGCTTCCTCTCTCGAAAGATCTGCCCCTTCAGTGAGCATTATCTGGCGGACAGTTTTATTGATTTCATCACCGTCATCATCGTTATCGCTAACGACGGGAGTTTTCTTTTTCTTCGCGTTCGAGGCGCGCGGGTCTTTGCCATCGCGGTTTTTCTTCAATGCCGCATCGCTGGCCTCTACGTCAATCAGGTCTCCGTCCATCACAATGAAGCGCCCGGCTTTAATCCACCGACCAATTGTTTTGCGATCCACACCTGAATGTTGTGCGTACTGACTCTGGTTCATCGTGGTCATGGGACATCACCTGGGACATTTTCTGGGGTGGGACATTCGCCTGGGACATTTTTGCCATGTCCCACCAGAATGTCCCACTGGAATAAACTGGAATAGCCAGAGCTGGCGAGGTGTCCGTAATGATCGCCAGAGGTGGGACATGGGACACAAATCTGAAAGTTGTAGCTAGGAAAACACCGCGGCGCGCAATGCCCGTGCCTTACAAAAGGCTCAGGAAGGACCCAAAACCCCTGGGGGGCTATCTGGCCGAGCTGATCGCCTCAGCAATCGCCTGGTGCAGCGCTGAGGGTAACAATGCGTTGACCATGGTGTTTGCCCTGTCCATATAGCCGAGCGTTGGTTTGACTGGAAGCGCGTCTCCAAACCGAATGAGCAATTTTGGTGCAGGTTGCTTAATCTTGTCTCTGCGCGTGCCGTTCGGAGAACGTTTTGCCCGTTTCTTCCCTTTTTTGATTTTCGGCTTTTTTCTCTGCCACACGGCATTCACGCCACCAACGTCACCAATAAATACGTTTGGCTTTGCTTTGAGCTGTGAGAGCTTATTACGCGGCATGTTGCCGTATTTGTTTAGCTTGACGTTCTTGGGGTTCAATAGCGCTTGGCTATTGAGCTTATGCTCTCCACCTAACTCGAATGGTTCCAGATAACCAGCCGCGGTATCGCGGACAAAAACCTTTGCAGTCAGGTTGTTCTTCCTTGCCGCCACCGAACCAACTGATTTAACGGTAAACGGTGTCGGGCTCTCCAGATGTCGTTCGAACGCTGTTTTCTGTGCCGTTTCTATTTGACGAACAACTTTTGTCATAGCTAGTGCTGTAGCATATGGCACCTGCTTTTGTACCTTCTTTAATTGCTGAGAAAGGTCTTTGAGTGTTGCCATAAACGCTCCAGTGTACTGACATAAAAAAACCGCCCGGAGGCGGTGCATTATGCTTATCGTTCTATTCTTGCTCCGAATCCGGGTCATCAAAAACATTAATAGATAAGTAAACACACTCACCTATTTCCCATCCTTTCTTGCTAAGAATATCTTCAGGGGTAGTATCGGGAACATAGAAATAGTACTCATATACCATATCGCCTGAATGCCCTGTATTCTCCTCAAGGTCTTCAGGTGATAGAGGTATGGAATCCAACTCATCGTCAGTGAGTTCTAATTCAGTAGCAAGCGCTGATTGTGACATATGACCTCCTGTGTGAACTAACCTCAAGCTAACCCACGCAACAATTTAATTCAACATCATGTTTTGTAAAGGATTTCTGACGAGTCCGTCAATTTGCATTATCGCAGGCACTCAGTGAATGCTTTCTGTAATGCAGTTAGTCGAGTAGCAATACAGCATGCCTCTCAACCACGGGATTGGATATAACCCAGTGAATGTATTATCGATGAAAAAAGGCCGCCTAAGCGACCTTTTGCTTTTATCTTGACCTGATGATTTTTTCTATAGCTAAATGGACACGTTGATAATCATCAGTCCCAACGGGATATGAAGGGCTTCTTCTTCCGGCCACTTCGCCGTTGTAAACCATCTGAACTTTGATTACCTCAACATTTTCACCATCCCAGATTTCAGTTCCACGAGAAACTTTGTAATGCGTGTTACTTGGGTGTGGTTTAGATGCTGTCACTAACTCTACAGAGTCTTCGATGGGGAAATATGTTTTTGCCATAATGTTACCTTTGGTTTCCTATGGTATTCCTTTGGAATCCTATAGAAAGGATAACGGGTACTTCATGGCTTGTCCACAAATTTTAGAGTGCTCGTCTTTACCTTTTTGGGATTACAGTTCACCTTCCATGCTTTGTTATGCACTAGGATGTCGCGCTTCGTCTGCTTATCCATAACGGCAATATCGTGGTCAGTAAGATAGATGGGCTTTACCCAATCACAGGCGGTATCAACGACTACCGGGGCGGGTCCAGTTGTTGCGCAGCTCACGATCAACATCGTCGCCAAGCATATGGTTAACACTCTGCTGTACATTGCTGGCCTCTTTCGTTGTTTCTACCCGGCGTTCAGCAACAGCTTCAGTAGCTGTTGCACGTTCTTCAGTGCGTTGCTGGTCCGCTTTTGTCTCAGCGATGTTAGTACCGCGCGATTTACCCAGACCAAAAGCACCTGCAATTGCAGCCAGCACAGCAACAGCCAGGCCGATAATCATTTCAAGTCCCATAGCGACCTCATACCAGTGCGGCTTTTGCTTTGGCGTAGCGTGCACGACGGTCGTTAATGCCGTTCTGTCCACCATTGATGATCTGGGTGATGCGAACCAGATCGCCGGAATAGCTCAGGCATCCGCTGGTGGCGTAGAACCATGCAGCTGAACGTGCCGCGTTGATATCCTTTTCCAGCAACTCAGGATTACTGACTAAATCCAGTTTTAATCCCGTTCCGCAGCGGCGGTAATTATCAAGACCGGTAATCTGAATCAGCCCACGGCCACGATATTTCCACCCATCGCCTGATGCTTTGTTACCGAGGCGATTGCTGTACACCAGATTTGCAATGGCTGGCTGATTGGCTACGTGCCCTTTTTCTTTGTCACGCCCAAGCATATATGCCTGATAGTTCGTAATGCGGCGTCCAAATGTGGTCAGCAGAGCGGCTGGGGTGTAGTTGAAGCTCTCCACCAGCGCAGAGAATCCCGCTGATTCATGTCCTGACTGAGCAATAAACATTGCCTGGTCTTCAGGCTTAACAATGCCGAACTCTTTCATTGCCGCGTCAATGTGCGGAAACCAGCGCGTAGCTAACCCGGCGCTTACACCAGCCGCCTGTTGAAATTGTGATTGGTTCATTAATGCCTCAGCGTATCAACGAGACGCGCCACATTCCCACGAGCCCATAACACGGCAGCGCAAATAAGAAGGTTTACGATGACCACCATCCAGTGTGACTCCTGGTAGAGGCCGAACAGATATCGGAATGGAACGCTGGCATAAACCAGCACAACGAAGTACGCCAGCAATGATATAGCGGGGCGATGTCTTGCCCCTTCACGCTGGTAGAACATCAGGACAAGGACGATGACCGCACAAATACCTGCATTCACCATCGCTGACGGATCACTTGTTACCATTGCTGGCCCCTCCTCCACGGAATCGCGAAAGAATACTGAACAGGCTTCCCAAATCCTGACTGTTGAAAAATGTGAGCACTTTGATTGTCATCGCCGCCACTACAACAGCACCAAGTGCGTCTAATGGTCTGTCACTATACCCGGTAGCCTGTGACAGCTTTGAACCCACCAGTCCAGCGGCAAGAACGCCAACAATGAATGACGTCATGAAGTAAGCAATCAATCGTACTCGTGTGATATTTGCCGCTGTCGCTACATAAAATACTGCACCAGCGAATGCGCCAAATACCACGCCATAATCAATACCGGTTGCAAGACCAAATACGCTGGCTACCATCAGGCCACCAGCCGCGACCGTAGTGCCAGAAACAGGATCGGACATTAAGCCCCCTCTTATTGCTGTGAGTCCTCTCAGGAATGAGGGGAATAAAAAAGGCCACCCGAAGGTGGCCTTATGTGATTCGAGGATATATCGTTTAGCGAATATTCCACATCATCGTGCTGCCATTATGATTTTCAATAATTTTCGCAGCAGGACTCGTACCAAATGAATGCATGTAGCAATGATGTATAGTCAGCACAAGATCCTGCAGAGTTTGGTCGCTCTCCAGCTCCATAATGTTCAAACCAATGCTTTGCGCTTTATCCAGATGAATATGTCTAGCATGCGCATAGGTTGTATGATGATTGTTTAGCTCATCACAAATTCGCTTAGCCTTATCTTGAGCGTTAGCATGACCTGCAAACATACCAGTACACAGCCATTTTTGTACTATTTCATTAGCCCAAACAATAGCCTTTTCACATTCACCAATGAGAGTCGGGTTTAGCTTTTGAAGAGTAAATTGCCACCATTGGATCGCTGCAGCATTTTCAGAAATCTCTTTCTTAGCTCGCTCATACTCTTCTATGATCGCATGAGATGATAAACCACCAAGCTGCGGATCAATTGGCCCCAAATTTGACTGTTTGCCCAATACAATCTGTTCGGCACAGCAAGCCAACATGGTCCCACAACTCATTGAGATCATAGGAACAATTGCCCGGATATTGGTCCCAAATTTTGAACGAAGATAATGACCAATAGATTCCAATGCTGCAATATCTCCCCCTGGGGTATGAAGCAAGATATCCAGCCCTAATGACGTGTCTAAGCCGTTAATGGCTGACATAAGACCATTTTTATCGTCATCTGACATTTGTATTAAATGCTGCAACCCAGGCCCCCCCTTCTGGAGGAAGCCTGAGTAATATGAAATTACGTTTCGGCCTGTATGCTTCGACAACTCTCGTAAGTACTTGTGGCGAACCTCATCCGCTGGTGTACGTTGAGCAATAGTACCCATCTCGCCCAACACGTCTATCCAATTTGGCATGTTCTTCTTTTATCAATATGAGTACAGTTGATGAGATTGTTGCTCTACAGCTTCAACTGAACTTACAGTGCTGTAGGAGTATAGAACACCACTACGTATAGCCTGGTCGTCTTGCTGAGCAAGAACGCGCATAGCATAGTGTTGTACAGATTCACCTTTATGGAGTTCCTCTGATTTAATACCTACTTTTTCGTAAAATTCTGCAGCGCCCATGATTTTGTCCCTCGTTATAGCTACATCTAGCTCAAAAACAAAACAACAAACACAAGATGTAGTGATTTACGGTCTTTAAATACACGAAAAGCCTCAAAACGAGGCTTTAAAAGAGTCTTTTTGATAAAGAACTAAACAGACTATAGCGAGTCAATTACAGATTTGACAAGTAAAAAAGGGATTAAAAGCTCATAAAAACGGCTTTTTTGGATTATTCATCATCTTTTTTGATGCACGTAACAATCCAAATATAAAAACAAAGTTTCGACAAAAAACCCGCTCGATGGCGGGTTCTTAATTCTTTGTCGACCTACGAAGCTATGGCGACGATATCAGATTTACATGAAATATATGCGTTTCAATCCAGTTTTGCAAGACTTGAGTCTAAATTTGTCGCCTTTTGTTGTGAACGTGATCGCGTAACCTGCAATAAAGCCCCGCTATCCAGTCGCAGGAAGATGCTGCGCATCTCAACCCAGCGGTCAGTAAAGGTCTCTGACCAGTTTTTTGGCGTTACGCCAACCAGCGACGCCAGCGCCTGATATTCGTACATCTCACGCCCTGCCAGCTCTGCTTTCACGTCCTGAGCCGCGAGCCAGACAAGCTTCTTCAGGCGCTCCATCGTTTTGCCGGCCACCTTCTTCGCGCCGAGCTGCTCCCGGAACTCTGCCCACGCCCATTGAGTGATTTCCACCTGATAGCACCAGCGCACGTTCTCGCTATAGTTCCATAGCAGCCACGCTTTCTGGTGTTCTTCGAGTGACATCAGTGCGCGGCGCCACGATGCGCTGGAGTATTCAACCGGCTGCACCAGGGGAATATGCGAACCCTTGGCATGCGACTGCTTGCCCGGTATTGGCGGGTTATCCAGCGTAATCATTTCCCCGGTCACTTCATCCAGCACTCGAGGCTTTTTACGTTTAAACGTTCCCGTATCGAACTGCGCGTTTTCAAGCCACGCCATCAACTGCCCTTTCGTCGCACCACTTAAATCGGCGGTGGCCACCATCAACTGCTGGCGCACGTATTCGAGAAATTGAGTATTCATACTGCACCGCCTATGGTTTTGATGTAGTTCTTCAGTATTCGGTAATCCGTCAGCACAGAGCCCGGAAAGTGGTATAAGCGCAATCGTTGCCAACGAACGCGGAGGTGATCGGCAAAATAGGATTCGAATGTCATGCTGCCTCCTGCTTTTTCAGCGCGCGCAGGTCAGCCAGCGCGGTCAGTCTGATTTCCTTCAGTTCTTCAATAGTCCAACGATGCGGAGCGTTATTGTTCTCGAGCGCTAGTACCAGCTCTTCGCCATAACGTTCCACCAGCGCGGCTCGGTATGCTTCGATATTCCCGGATTTGTAGACGTTGCAGACATCACACTGAAGATGGATGTTGAAGCGAGTGAAGCGCAGATGCCCAGCGGCTGCCGTAGTCCGATAATGGCCAGCATGCCAGGCGAACGCCGTTTTAGTTCCGCAGGAAATACAGCCCCGCCCCTCCGCCAACTCCGTCTCGCGGCAAATGTCATTTACGGCACGCTGCGTCAGGTCAATCCAGTGCTTCAGCGGCTTAACTGCAGCTTTACGCTGGCGCCAGGCTGCACGTTCTTTCTTCTCAGTGGCGCGCTGCTTGGCAGACTCTTTGCGTTGTGCAGCCTCCCGGGCTTTTCTGGTCTGCTCTTTCCCGACGGCGCTGGCGCACTCATAACCGCAGACGGTCTGCGTGTCGCGTACTGGATTGAACCACTGGCGGCATTCCTTGTTGGCGCACTTCCGGCGCGGTAACTTAGCCATAATCACCCCCAGACCTTTTGTCGAAAGGTTCTTGGTGTACGCGCCGGATGCTCGCATTCAGGCAATTTTGCGCTGATAGTCCAGGTGATGTTGTCGCGATTCAGGCTACGTTCTACCGTGGCGCCACGACGACGGTAACTGGCCACCAGCTCGTCGGCCTGATCGGTTGTGCATTCGTGATGGTGGAACCAGGAATATTTCATCGCCATCACCCCGCAAAGCTCATGAGCTGCGATGCGGCGTTTTCCGCTTCACGCTGGTCCTTGAATGCCCGGGACAATACCCAGCGCCACAGAACATCGAGCGCGGCTTTGTACAGCTGCTGGAACTCGGTTTCGTCCATGTTGGCAAAGGCAATGCTGCGGGGGTGTTTGCGAAGGGTGCCGTCGGGAAGCTGTATGGCGTCGTAGTGGCCAGACTCGATGATCACCCATGCACGATATGCGTCATAGGATTTGCAGATGCTGATACTACCGGCGCGCTTATCGGCGATACGGTCCAGATACTGCTCGGCAGCATCCAGCAGTGCGCCTTCGTTTCCACCAAATGCCGCGAGGAATTTAGCGTACCCGGTCACCAATTTACGTTCATTGGAAGAAATCGCCCCACCGGTGGGTTCCCAGTATTCAAACCCGAGATTCAGGAGCGCAAAGAAACGGCGATGGAATGCTGGATTCCTCACCTGACGAAATTCGGCTACCAATACGGCACCAAGTTTGATTTTTGATTGCAGAATATCGCTGGTCTCCGGCGTAGCGGGGATCAGAATTCCTGAGGACTGCTTAATGAGTTGTAGTTCGTGCGCCATGGTTTCTCTCCGTGGCGCAGTAGGTTACGGTTGTTCAGACCGTTGATTTCATATTATCAGAAGGTGGTGTTACCCGGTAGCCGAGACGGCGGATAAATTGCATAAAACCATTAGGAGTAAAGACCTCTTCATCATCCAGCAAAGGCCGCATAGAAACCATGCCATTGACGCGATAAATTAGATGCCTGCCCGATGAAGGAAAGCTAAACACCACGCAGCCGTCAGACCTTCTTACAATGTCATACCAGTTGTCTTCTGACGTTTGCAAAGCTGAATCACTCACATTTATGTTCTCCCTTCGAGCGACTAACAGACGCGATTAAAGATTGTCGGCAGCAGCATCAGAGGGTTACGCAAATTGCGGTATTCTGAAAAATGCGCGCCAGCCTTAAGCGCAATTCTAATAAAACCAGTCGTCAGCGCTTTCCCGGGTATCCTGGAGGATTGATTCAATTTTCTTTTTATCGTCCTTGTCACCACCAAAAACACTTAACCCATCGGACCCGGCACGGCGGATTGTGAGCCTGCAATTGTCATAGTGATCATTCAGGCGCTTAAGCAGTTCTTTCTCCAGTGCTGGTACTGCGCCTTTAGGAAGTTCTTTCATGCGATCAATGGTTAATTCAACTTTCATAATAGCCTCCATTGCATGTACTGTGTTTTTATACAGTATACCTATGCACGGAAATGATCAACGTTTTAAGAGCACAAATTGTTAATTTTCTGTCAGTATTAAAAAAAGAAAACCCGCCGTAGCGGGTTGAATTAGCAATGTTTTATTACGCCGCTATTTGTTTCTGCTGACAAAGCTCCGGCAAATTAGCACGCACCAGCGCCTCAGCGAGCGCTGGAGGCACAGCGTTACCACAGCGCGCTACCAGAAAGAAAAAACCCGCATATAGCGGGTTTATTACAAGCTTTGAGTCAAACCAGTTGAAGTAGATTTCTTGGATTTGACAGTGGGCGGTTTACCGAGAATAACTCCCTAACCAACTCCTGGCTTAAACCAGTTTTCATGAGAATGCTCATCCATGTTGCATCATCCAGCATTTCAATCGCCTCAGCTAACATACTCGGTTCTTCCGGGCGAATAAATTCATCTCCTGGTTCAACTTTCGTATATCCTTTAGAGTTCAAATGCATATAACCTGTTCTTGCCTGCTCCTGCGTCAGCAGGCCTAGAGTTGTTGCTCGGTAAATGCACATTTTAAGACTAATCTTCCACCGAAGCTTAAACTCAACTAGGGCGTTCCAATCGAACTGTCTTCCTCGTATACGGGGAAACTCTTTAATAAAGGACAATCGAGGAACTAGCAACGCGCTTGAAAAACGATCCGCTTGCGATTCAGTCACTTTATCTCCTGTGGTTATACCTTCGTGCATAACCAAGTGCCCCAATTCGTGACCTAAATCTGATCGGAATCTGCATATACTCTTTTTGACGTTATTTCGGATGATTACTGGCCTGTTGTTATGAACAGTAAAAGCATCTACGCGGTCATCCACTCCTGTCACATGAGCAACAATAACCCCCAAACTCTCAGCCAGTTTGACCATTGAGGATATAGGTCCCAGCCCTAAGTTCCATGCTCTTCTGCAGTCTTCCGCTACACGTTCAATATCATTTGGAGTCAGCAATTCAGCACCGGGGTGCTCAGGTATGAAAACATCAGGAAACTCGATTTCTCCCTCAACGGCAGAGATTATAATGTTAAGAATCTCCGCCCTTGCCAGAACACTATTGGTTAATGTTTGGGTTCTCGATTTTTTACTCCGAAAATGGCAAACATCGCTTTCTAAAGCATATTTTCGTTCAGTAAATAGGAAATCAGATTTAATCATCAGCGCAGATGAGATTAATTCTAACAACTGTTCTGATGGTTTAAACCCTTTTTCCAATTTGCTAACGAATTGTTTTGTTTTACCAATTTTCTCCGCTAACTCTTCGCAGGAGAGCCCAACAGCCATTCTGGCTAATTTGAGCTTATCCCCACGATACTCAGCAAAGTCATTCACTTGATGTTCCATTACTGCTCACATCCAAATCTTGATCTTTTTTACGGCGGCGAAGAGAGGCTTTGCCAATCTCAGCTTCATCCGGAAGAGTGTTGGTATCAAGAGACATAAGCGGCGCTGAAGCAGTAGATTGGTGTGAAACCATACTGATCTGGGCACCATATGCGTTAAACCCAACTAAAGCCACTTCCCAGCGAGGCAATGTTGATTCCAGCTCGCCATCTTCTTCATCGGATAAAAATGGTTCGGCGATGATCCGCCATGTAATATCTTGCTCGGCTTCAGTTTCACCGAACAATGAAAGTTGCTCATGCTCCACCCTATTTCGAAGAAGGCGATGCTTCTTCTTCGGGTTATTAATGCAATCTTTGGAGAACTGCAGCGGCACTTTATTTAACGCAACCACATAATCCAGTCCCTTCGAAACCATTTCCAGACCCGGCAGTGTCCCTTCACTTTGAATCAAATGATTTCTGACCCAATCATAAGCCCTTACACCTTCGGACCAGTTACTGTCCAGTGTGTGTTTGTGGTAGTACAATTGCTCGAGTACATTAGCAATTTCCGCTAACAACTGACGAACATTGCTTTCAGCAAGGTAAGGCTGAAATTCCCAACAAGGTGCTAACTGGTTGTCGCTCATTTCAAGTTTCGCTTTTTTTGGAATTCGTAAACCATATATTTTCGCATTTTCTCGATTTTGTCAACCAAGCAACCAAAATCATTTACCGAAAATGATGATTAGAAAGATCCCGCTCATGTCGCATGAGTTGATTGCTAAGCAACCAAATACAAGCCTGACTGAGCTAGGCAACCATAGACTTGGTAATGCTACCTTTCAGACATAAAAAACCTCTAACTTAGAGGCTTTTATTCGTTTGCTATTGGAGTTAAACACTTAGCCGTTGATGTCGCCGTGTTCAATCATACCGAACCATTCAAATTGCCCAATCGAACGTAGCGCGCACTGTCTAATTTTTTCTGCCTCCTCCGAATACTCATTAAACCCGGGAATAAATTCAAAATTACAGCAGCAAGAGCCTGAATCATAGAAGACACTTTCAATACATTTTACAAGCCCAACTGAAGCTACATAGTAAGAAAAACGTAGCATTTGAGACAGTTCCATCGCAACTCCATGCCTACTGGTAAGCGGGATCCCGAAAGCCTCAATTCCATATTCATTCATTTGGCCTTTTTCAGGCATTATGTAAGACATAAGGACTCCTTATTATGTTCATAATGAATTAGGGTTCAATTATCCATAAGAGTCTACTTGATGTGCAGACGCGGCTCACCATCTTTCGGCTCAGGCCATTCGCGCTGTTTGTTAACCGCCAACTTTTCTACCATCGCCAGGGTAATCTGCTCATCACTGATACCGGCACGACGTTGCGCATCCCATAACAGGAATTGCATGTCAGCCCATTCGGTAAGGTCACTTGGTTCAGCTGCCGCCTCGAGCGCTTCTTTGGAAAGGTGCTTCAGCGGACCAACTGGACCGACATCGCCGAAAGTAGCCTGTGACCATGTAGCATGCTCACGGCGTACTTGCTCACGGGCCATCGACTCCAGAACTCCATCAATCACCTTCACAGCATCAGCCATTGCGTAGCCGAGATTACCGCCGTCGCTTTGTGCTGCTGCGTTGCTGAGTATTTCGCGTATCTGGTGCAGGCGATCGAGTGATACATGACCGTGCGCCGGGTGGTTAGTTGTCATGGGTTAGTCCGTCCAGTAAGTAAGTTCTTCCGCCAGGCGGTCATCTGCTTCGGCTTGGTTAGGGATATCAGCATCGGTTTCTATGCTGGCTCCGGCAAAATCACGAGCACAAGCTTTGCGGTGTTTACGATTGCCCATGCCCCATTCTGGATTTTTAAGCTCTTTGTTCCATGCCCGTAGCATGAGTTTCATTGGTGACTTTGACATCTCATTCCCCCTTCACGCCAATGCCAGCGGCGCGGTCAATGCGTTCAATTTCTGCCAGAATAAGAGCGCCAGCTTTTACCAAGTCGCAGCGTGCTCCTGATTGCTTCCACCAATCAGGCGACCACGGCCAATGTGCTGGAGTGGAGAAACCTTGGTTGTGCGCATGAATTGCGTAACAAGCCGCTGCATCTGCTAATTCGCTATTTTGATATGCGTTGTCATGTTCAGGAGTCCATCCTTCAACCGACTGTTGCCGCTGACGTTCGGCTACCACATCCAGAATTGCTGGATTGAATGAACGCGCCTCCAGTTCTGCTATGCGCTTCTCTGCGGCTTCCAGCTCATCCAGCAGTGCCAGCACGGTGGCGGGGTTGGCTGCGGCGATAAATGCAGCATCACGCGCTTCGTTTTCACTGAATACCATGGCTATTTGCTCATGGTTCACGCCGTCAGTGGAGTAAATCTCATCGTCGAACTCAACAGCCCACCGGCCTTTCGTCGCCTTCTCCGCTGCTTCCCGTAATCCACGTTTGTCGATGTTGCTCATTGGGCGGCCTCCTCCATGGCTGGGTCTGCTGGTAAAGTCATGTGCGGCACTTCAATCAGTTCTGCCCGAGCATCAGCCGTGTTAAGCGCCATTAATGCGACGATCCGCTTCTGCTCAGCATCCATTCGTAACGCTACTGTCTTGCCGTTCATATTGAAGAACACCGCAACGTTTTTGATATCTTCGATTTTCATACCCCTACCCTCCCCCAAACCATCAATACCCTTCTCATCGCCGCGCTGTTGCGGCACTCCTGGCAGATCACGTTTGTGTCCGTCCGCTGAATTAACTTCGACTTACCCTGCTTCATGCCAGGTATCGTGTCAGGGGCGAAGCGCATTCCGTAGCTGGTCAGGCTGTAAAGGCGCTGGCCGTATTTTCCTTCGCAGCGGATCAGGCCGTCTGCCAGCAGCGTGCTCACCGTTCCGGATATCTTTTTGGTGTCCATGCCGATAAGCCCTGCCAGTTTGGCGTTGTTCAACCCTGGGTTGTTGCGCAGGGCTGCCAGCACCTGCTCACGGATTGTTATGTTCATGTCACACCATCCCGTTCGACTTGTTGCGGTTGTACTTGGCCAGCAGCAGCTGGATCGGCGTCGGCCCTTGCTCGGCAGCTGGTGCGGCAATAGCCCGGCGTACCGGCGGCACTGGCTTACCCTCGGTGACGCGCCTTTCCCACATGTCCAGCAGATCGCCTGCCTCGCGTGCCAGTTCACCATGCGTTAACTGGCGCTCGGTGCTGCGGTGGCGCAATTCTACGCAAATGTGGTACATGACCGGCTGCGACCATGGAAATTGCTCGCTGGAGATGAATTCGAACGAGCGGTTACGCCAGTCCCAGTATTCGGCGATCACCTGGTCAACGTTGACGCCCAGCGCGCCGCCGCTCTGCTTGCACCAGGCGACGAACTGGCCCGGCGACGGCAGGAATGGGCGCTCCTGGCGGCGGGCAATGCGCATGCCGGCATCGACCTGAGCCATGGTGTGGATCCCGTTCTCCTGAAACGCCAGCAGCCACTGACGGCGGAATTCGTTCAGGTCTTCCTGGGTGCGGAAGTTCGCCATGCTGGCCGGGAACGCGGCGCGCAGCTCGTTGAACAGCTTGTTGAATACCTGCGCCACCTGCTCGACCGGCGCGCACTCCTGGTACTGCTCTGGCAGGTTATGGGCCATGCGGCTCATCTGCTCGCGGTCGTGGTTACGCATCTGCTCTGCAAGAGATTTCATCGGATCACCCCATAGGCCCAGTCAGTGTTGTTGAAGTCCAGATCTGGCTTGACAGCGCGCTGCTCACCTCCGGCGTTACGCTGCATTGTCAGCTTGTCCCACTGCTTACGCAGGCTTTCGGGACTCAGGATGTTGGTCTGCCAGAAGTGGTGTTTGCTAGCCCAGTCATACAGCGCGCAGATGTCCTGGTGCGACCGGTTGTCTATCTGGCGCATCAGGCGAACAGTGTTAGACCAGGAGGTCATGTCCGGGGCTTTGCAGGTTGGGTTAATCAGCTTCACCCTGGAGGAAATCCACTTAGCTGTCTCGAGGTCTTCAGCAGAGCCCCACTTCGCACCGGATGGTGTGTAGACCGCAGCTTCAGGATGAGTTGATAAAAATTTCTTCAGACGTGCGTCAGAGGATTCGTCAGAATTCTCGGACGAAGATCTTTTAATACTGTTCTTGTTCTTGTATTGGGTGTCTACCGTTTTCGGGAAGGTTATTCCTGATTTCGGGAAGGATTTTCCCGTTTTCGGGAATTTTCTTCCCGTTTCCGGTTTGTCTAAAATCCATGCTGAAAGGTCAGTGTTTACACCGACGATTTTCATCATGCCCTGCTTCTGTGAAAAGATGATTTTGCGTTCTGCGAGAGACTTAAGCGCGTCCGATACATGCGTATCGCTCAGGCCCGTAAGCTCGGCAATAACCGTATTTGTCACGCGGTCCTGTTTCTTGTTCCAGCCGTAGGTAAGCCAGATCACCGCCTCAAAACATTGCCATTCCCGGCCTGACAGTCTCAGGCGAGGCTTAAGCTGTTGGATCTCGTTAGCGACCTTGGTATACCCGTTCGACAGGTCGGCCATACGACCTCCCGGTTGTTCGGTTTTATTTGGGAAATTGATTATTTCAGCGGTGTTTGACATACTGTTCTCCGCAATTACGCACTGTTTTTGCACCTGAAAGCCGTTGGTGTTCGAGCACCGCGGCTTTCGCCATTTTTGAACCGGTCATATAGCCCCCAGCATAATCTGCACTATTTCCATCAACGGACCGGTTAACCCAGGGTCAACGCGATACATCTCCACGATCCCCTCGCTCAACTCTTTCAGCTTCTGATGACGTGGCGCATCCATTGCGACAGCAATCTTCGCTTCGCTGGTTTCCTTCTCCAGCCTTGCCAGACGAGCCATTACGTTGTCTTCTGGTAGCAGACGATTGCGGTATTCAATCGGCAGGACAGCGAGGATTGCCGGAGTCAGCTGGCGAACGTTTTCGCGGTACCGTTCGCTGTTGAAATGGTTATCCAGAAAGCGGAAAAGCTTCTGACGCTGTCGGCTGAGGTCATCAGGGAAAGTGATCTCGTCTCCCCCTTGAGCCTGGTACTCTTCGATGATCAGAGCAGAAACGACATCCTGACCATCTACACCCGCCCACGCACGAACGGCATCGCGGATCTGGTCATGTTTATCTACCGAGACAGGTTGATTGCGATTTATCATCGCAGCCGGTTGATATCCGCTATTTTGATGAAGTGACAGTGACTGCATGGTTATGCCCTCGTTTCTTGCACTGGTAAGGCATCGGTTGGATTGGGATATAAGTCAGGCCGCAACTCATGCGGGGTGACTCCCGTAAGCTCAAAAACAGAGCGAATGTGATCGGGCGGAATGCCAGTTTTCTTCCAGTTGGAAATTGTCATTTTTGAAAATCCAAGCGCTCTTCCGAGTGCCGCACCTGTGCCAAACTTTTGAATAGCTTTCTCAATACCAGTCATAGGACCTCCTTAGATGGAAAAAGTAAAGCATCATTTTACCAATGAGTCAATCAATGAATGCCTACCTACTGGTAAAGCAATCATTTACACTAGTGAAATGAGCGAAAACACAATGACTACTGGGCTGATCTCCAGGCTTACAGAACTGAACCGGAAAGGTTTCTCTAAAACAGAGATGGCCAGGGTTGCTGGCGTCAGTAAGCAAGCTGTTTCCAGTTGGTTCAAAACAGGAAGAATCAGCAAAAGTTCTGCATTAGCGGTTGCTGATGCTGCTGGGGTATCCGTCCCCTGGCTACTTGGTGAGGATGTTGGAGAGAAGGATGGCCTTAAGCCTGATGAACAACGTATTCTGGAGCTCTACAGACAGTTACCGGAAGAAGAACAGCAGAATATGATAAGGATCTTCTCCCTGCGTCTGAAGGAACTCGATGAACTATATGCCAAGTACATGAATCGCAGAATCAGGGGCGATGCTGATTAGCTAAGTGATACTCTTGTACATGAGAAAAAACACACACCAAACAGATAACCCGCAGGTTCGGCGGTTAAATGAAATCATCGAGAAGAAGCGCATATCCAAAGCGGATATAGCGAGAATCTGTGGTGTGAGCGCACAATCAGTCAACAACTGGTTTGTCAGAGGAGCGATAGGAAAAAGCTCAGCAATAAAACTTGCCGATGCGCTAGGCGTAAGTCTTGAGTGGGTTCTAGGTCAGGACGTGGATGCTAAGGACGGTTTGAGACACGACGAACGGAGACTGTTGGAACTCTATAATCAACTCCCAAACGAAGAAGAACAACAGAACATGTTGCGGATCGTATCTCTACGATTGAAAGAACTCGATGAACTGTACGCCAAGTATATGGGGCGGCGGATTAAGGGTGATATGGAATAATGCAAGACAATTTCATCTTAAAATGAAGGAGTAGTGAGATATGCCAGAAATCAAAAAATCTAAAGACTACAACGCTGGATTTGCGGATGTTTTTATAACTACTGGAATGAATGTCGGAGATAATGCCTATTGCCACATTACTTTTTGTAGACATGTGGTCGACAACTTGAACATTCCTGATGAAACGAATACTGAAGCTGGGGTGAATATGTTTCTTGAGGCTACTAGTTCAGTCACTCTACCAATGTCTATGGCAAAAAACATGGCTCAAGCAATACTTAATGCTACTGTTATGGATCCGGGTCTCATTGAACCCTTTGAGCGCGAACTTAAAAAGCAGGATTAATTTAAGTGGATGGAGCCTCAATTCGCAAAACCTCGTCGCCTGACGTCAAAGTTGACGCATTTCACATGCCCGCATATCATGAAAAAGCGGATGTGGTAAATATTCGACCGAAAAACCCGATTTTAACAAAAATGGGGAAAAGTAGAACGAATCCATTATCTAAAAGTCAAACCATTGTTAAAGGCGAAGATGCTGAGGTAGATGCTGTGGGTATCTCAAGGGAAGAACTTGACGCCAAGTTTGCTCAGAACAAAGCAGAGGTGGATGTAGTGGCCGCCGAGATGCGGCGTGAAATGGCTGAATTTAGGGCCTTTCAAGCGCAGCAGTTTTCTGCAATGAATACCTCTATGTCGGAAATTAAAGCTCAGATTTCAGGGGTTAATGGTGAGTTTACTGGCCTAAAAGGACAAATCGAAGGATTAAAAGGGCAGATCGATGGTTTAAAGACGACATCAGCCACTCTTCAGTGGATGGTTGGTGCCATTTTAGCATTGCTTGCCGTAATTCTCGCGTTGCCCCAAGTGCAATCTCATCTAAAACCTGTCGAGATAATACAACCTGCACCTGCACCTGCACCTGCACCTGCACCTGCACCTGCACCTCAGAATAGTAAATAATCCGGCCACTGCGCCGGGTTTTTTATTGCCTACCCTTTTCGCACTTCCTCAGCAGCAAACCTGAACACCTGCCGCCAAAAATCGTTCTTCTCAATATCCCCCAGCGACTCAAGCATTGAAATGATCGCCTCAGTAGTTGGCGCGTCTCCATGTGATATCAGATTCAGCGTCGCTCTACCTACCGCCTGACATACATCGTTGTAACCCACGTAGAACTTTTCCACATCCCACCCCCAATGATGTTTTTTTTCATCATACACACTTTTAGTTGATGCAATCATCTCTAATCTGGATAAATTTCGCCCAACATACAGCTATGCTTTACCTTTTGAATCTGCATTGCTTGACTTAATGGTAAAGCGGTGTTTTACTTACTCCATCAACACAACCACCAAAGCAGGACGCCCACGAAGTAGCCGTCCGGGGCATACGAAAACCGGAATGAGGTGGTGAGATTAACGCGCAGTAGGTTTGAAACGTTCCGCCAGCCTGGCGACAAGGGCAAAGCACAGAGTGAGCTTCGCGGTGGTGAACTGCAGAGTTAAAACGCTCAACTGTGAAGATCAGCACCACGGCACCACCAGCGAAGTTCACTCAGCAATAGTGGAGAACATCATGGTTCATCAGCACTACGGTACACAGACGGTAAACCGCGGCGCAGTTCAGCCGGGGATGCTCGTCAAACACAAAGACTCAACCTGGACGGCATCAGCTAACGCTCGCGGACGTTTGTATCTGCATCGCGGCGTGGAGATGACTTACACCAAGGATTTGCTGGTTGAAGTTTATCTGAACGGTCTGGGGCATGGACTCAGCCACTAGCGGAGGATGTCATGTTAGACAAGAAATGCGGATATTGCGGCAAGCCGGTTAAAACGGAGGAAGTAATCAAGAGCACCCTTCTCTATCTCAACGGTTCGCAACTGGCACAGAAAGAAAAAGAATATTGCTCTAAGCAATGCGCTGAATACGACCAGATGGCGCACGAAAGTTAAATAGCAGTCCTGAAATATGAAATGAAAAATTCGCCATTAATTTGGCGCGGCTTCTTACACCCTTAATTTAACAACTGGAGATTTTATGGAAATCGTAAAAATCGAAATGAACCTGAAAGCAGTGAATAAAGAAGTGGCTGCATTCAACTGCGAGAAGAAAGTATCAGGCGTTATTCACTCAACTACAAACGGTGAAACAACAGTCATTCTCGACGGTGGCTATGTGCTTGGCAAGTTTGATTGCCCGCACTGCGCCATTGAGGAGATCAGCTTGCTGGTACTCAAAATCAGCGATAGCGATTACGCCGGCTGGGGAACCTACCGTACATACAAGCAAGATTTTATGAATGAGGCGATCGTAGCCGTCAGTTAAGCGAAAGCCCACCGAAGTGGGCCCGCCATGTCCGGCCTCACCGACCAAAGTTACACCGGAAACAACATTAAAACCAAAGTTAACCCAATGGGCGCTATCAATGGTCCGGGGATTCTAACACCCAAAAATGAGGATCTCACATGGAATTCTTTAATGTGGTTAAAGCCACTCAGAAATCCGGAAAGCAAGATGCAGTGGTCTGGTTCACTGCTAAAACCGAGGCTCGCGCCAATCTGATGCTGGATGTTGCGCTGGAAGATGCAGGTATCGAAACAGGTCGGGGTAAGGACTACGCCAAACCGATTCGCACTGATTTCCCAGTTGTCGACGGCCTGCCGAAAGAAGGTGAAGTTGATTTTACCTGGTGTGATCGCTACGAGCTTCAGGACGATGGGCGCACCTGGCTGCCAAAAGCCGCTGGTGTGTCTACTGGTTCCGTTGACGCCCCCTACACACCTACTCCGACCGTAATCGTTGAAGATGCGACTGCGTCCGAAATTGTCCCGGTTGAAAACCGTACTCCAGCGGTCCGCTTTGCCGTCCATCTGATGAACGATAAATACCAAACCCACGTCACTAAAGAGCAGCAGTTGGCTGCCAGCGAAATGTCACTGGATGAAGGCAATACATATCTCCATAGCCTGCTTGTGGCAAGGAACGATGTGCCCGCGACCGCCAAACTCAGCCTGAATGCTGAGTGGAAAATGATTCGGGCGGTTAAGGACATTTTCACACCAGACGAAGAGCACGAACCAAGATTGATCGCTGCATTCATGTCTGACTGGGTGAACACCGATGCCGGTGACCGCAATCAACTGGTAGAAGACTGGCGCAGTGGTAAGTTGCAGTTGCTCAAAACTGAAACCAGCAACGCTGCTGACGTTACAACGGGTCAAGATCTCACTGTTGAGGACGGTATCCAGACCGACGAGAACGGCCGGGCAGAAGGTGGCGTCGTTGATGGTGAAGTCGATACCGAAGAGCAATCCCAGCAGACACAGCAACCGAACCTGATCGTTGTTGCCACCCTGCCATTCCGCCAGCGCGTACTGGCTCAGTTCATCGGTGATGGTGAATATCTCTATCACATCGACGCAGGGCAGAAAAATGAGATTGTCCGCCTTGAGATGGACACCGATGACGCGTACGTCCAGAACCTGCTGCTGGCAGCTGAGAATGTGGAAGCATTCAAAAAAGCCATTGAGCACGATATTCATAAAGTCGTGAATGCCGTTAAGAAAGTCTTCCCTGTCGATGGAAAAATCCCTGAACTCGCAACCTTAATCCAGTTTTTGAAATTGTGGTTCGCTACAGATCACATCGACCGCGGTATCCTCGTTCGCGAATGGGCCGCCGGTAATCGCATCAGTAGTGTGCAGCGTACTGATTCCGGCACTAATGCCGACGGCGGTTACGTCACTGACCGTGGACCTGACGCACACCACACACTGGACACTCTCGATTTAGAGATTGCGTGTGCCCTTCTGCCTATGGACTTCAACCACTTCGAGATCCCGGGCAGCATTCTTCGTCGCGCTAAAGAAATCGTGACCAAAAAAGAAGAACCATGGAAATCATGGAGCAACATCCTGCGCAATCAGCCAGGCGTTCTGGGTGTTAACCGCACGGCTATTTTTAACCTGGTACGTATCGCACCGGAAAATATTCATTTAACTCCTGTCGCTCACCTGGAATTTGTTAACCAGACCATGACAGCCGCGTTCAATTCCGCGGTCGAGTTATTGCCGTTGCATGAGGCTGAACCCGCAGCACAGGAAATTCCCCAACCTGAAGGTAAGGAGTCTCCGCGCAAATCCTTCTGCACTCACGAAGAGAACCTGCAACGCGTGCGTGAAGAAGGAGCACGCCGCCGCGCAGAGGAAGCGGCAGCACAACCGCAGAAAGTCGAACAAGAACTGGTTAAAAATGTCGGCAACGGAATATTCGACGTTACGGCTTTGCTGCAGAACTCAGCAACTCATGGCACGAAAAAGGCTACGGAGACCACCAGCAATGTGCAGGTTCAAGAAACTGTCAGTGATGAAAAACAAGCTGGTGATGAAGTACAGCCAGGCGAAAGCAGTCTGGAGTCTGGTGAAGAGTCAGATACCAGCCAGAAGGACGATGTAAACCAGAATACGGATTCTGTCGCCAAAAATAGCGATTCTGTAAGCCAAACCGAACCAGTTGCAGCACAAACCGAGCCAGAAGCGCAATCTGACGAACCGGCTGTTGTTTATCCCGCTTATTTCGAGCCAGGCCGCTATGAAGGGCTGCCAAACGAGGTTTACCACGCCGCCAACGGCATCAGCTCAACCCAGGTGAAAGATGCGCGCGTTTCGCTGATGTACTTCAATGCGCGCCACGTAGAGAAAACCATCGTCAAAGAGCGCTCAGCGGTGCTGGACATGGGCAACTTGGTGCATGCGCTGGCGTTGCAGCCTGAACTACTGGACGCAGAATTCAGCGTTGAACCGGTGATCCCTGAAGGCGCATTCACAACGGCCGCGACCCTGCGCGCCTTTATCGATGAGCACAATGCCAGCCTGCCGGCGCTGCTGTCTGCCGACGACATCAAGGTGTTACTGGAAGAGTACAACGCCACCCTGCCGCCGCAGGTTCCGCTTGGCGCTAACCTGGAAGAAACGGCACAGAACTATATGGCGCTGCCAGCTGACTTCCAGCGTATTGATGGTGACCAGAAGCAGACGGCGACGGCAATGAAGGCATGCATTAAAGAGTACAACGCCACCCTGCCGCCGCCGGTTAAAACCAGCGGCAGCCGTGACGCGCTGCTGGAGCAGTTGGCAATCATCAACCCTGACCTTGTGGCTCAGGAAGCACAGAAACCGGCACCACTGAAAGTGTCCGGTACCAAAGCAGACATGATCCAGGCCGTGAAGGCAGTCAAACCAGATGCCGTATTTGCCGACGAACTGCTGGATGCCTGGCGCGATAACCCGGAAGGAAAAGTGCTGGTCACCCGCCAGCAGCTGAGCACCGCGCTGAATATTCAAAAAGCGCTTCTGGCACACCCGACCGCCGGCATGCTGCTGACCCACCCTAGCCGAGCCGTTGAGGTGAGCTACTTTGGTTTTGACGAGGAGACGGGCTTGGAAGTTCGTGTGCGCCCTGACCTTGAGATCGACCTGGATGGCGTGCGTATAGGTGCAGACCTGAAAACCATCAGCATGTGGAATGTTAAGCAGGAAAGCCTGCGCGCCAGGCTACACCGGGAAATTATTGAACGTGATTATCACCTGAGCGCGGCTATGTACTGCGAAACCGCAGCGCTGGATCAGTTCTTCTGGATTTTCGTCAACAAAGACGAGAACTACCACTGGATCGCCATCATCGAGGCATCCGCTGAACTACTGGAGCTGGGTATGCTCGAGTACCGCAAAGCGATGCGCAATATCGCAACCGGATTCGACACAGGTGAATGGCCAGCGCCAATCACTGCTGACTACACCGACGAACTGAACGACTTCGACCTGCGCCGCCTTGAAGCGCTGCGTACTCAGGCATAAGGGGAATGATGATGGAAAACACGAATATCGTAACCGCTGAACAGCAGACTCCAAACACGATCTCAGCCAGCAATGCCATTTTCAACGTGCAGGCTTTAACCCAGCTTCAGTCTGTCGCCGGGTTGATGGCACAGGCAGCCGTAACGGTGCCTGAGCACCTCCGCGGCAATCCGGCAGACTGCATGGCCATCATCATGCAGGCGATGCAGTGGGGTATGAACCCTTACGCCGTGGCGCAAAAGACGCACCTGGTTAACGGTGTCCTGGGATACGAAGCGCAACTGGTTAATGCGGTGATCTCCAGCTCAAACGCCATCGTTGGCCGCTTTCACTATGAGTACGAGGGCGACTGGTCGAAATGTGCCAGCAGCCGCGAGATAACCGTTAAAAAGCCTGCGAAAGGTGGCGGGACGTACGACAAGAAAGAAATGGTACGCGGTTGGGAAAGTGCTGATGAACAAGGACTGTCGGTACGGGTAGGTGCCGTTATTCGCGGTGAAAGTGATATCACCTGGGGAGAGCCTGTTTTCCTCTCCAGCGTAATCACACGTAATTCTCCACTTTGGGTATCAAACCCGAAACAGCAGATCGCTTATCTGGCACTCAAATACTGGGCGCGCCTGTATTGCCCTGCAGTTGTTCTTGGTGTGTACACCCCTGATGAGATTGAACAGCGCACAGAAAAAGAGATCAACCCAACGCCGCAACGCGTTAGCCTGGCTGATATCTCAGGTGACACCGTCACAACCACGCAAAGCGCACAGGAATCGTCGGTAAATGTCGACTCTCTTGCCGATGATTTCCGCGAACGCATCGAATCTGCTCAGGACGTGGATAGCGCCAAATCGCTGCGTGCCGACATTGAAACGGCGAAAGCTACGCTGGGATCCGCACTATTCACCGAGCTGAAAAACAAAGCCGTAAAGCGTTATTACCTAGTGGATGCACGCAACAAGGTTGAGGAGGCTATTAAATCCCTGCCCCAGCCCGACGAGCCGCATGCAGCCGAACGGTTCGCTGAAGCCGAGCGCATGCTTGCATCTTCAAAGCGTCACTTAGGCGATGAACTGCACGATCAATTCAGCATCACCCTGGCGGATATGAAACCGGAATACGTGGCCTGACGAGACCGGGAGGGGTAACCCTCCCTCAAGGAGATTATATGCGACTGATCAATCGAGGAAGTAAGCAATCACCTTTAGCTCGCCAAGCATGCGACATCGCGCTGGCAGCTCACTTGCAAACATATGGCGACTATGGGCGAAGCAAGATGAAAGAGACTTATACGGTGAAGGTTGAAGGCGTGAAAGTCTGGGTGGAGGTGGTGAACCGAAAGGCGAGCTACGTGGCCACAGCGATGACCGGCATGCGCCGTCTCCGCTCCCTGCCCGGGCAGGTTGGTTGAAAAAGATTTTGAATGGCCCGAACGGGCAACTGGAGAGAGCTATGGATGATATTTTGGTAACGTCAGACCTGACCAGTCGCTACAAAATTTCACGCAAAACCCTTTGGTCATGGCAAAGTGCAGACACAATGCCTCGGGGCTTCGTATGCCCGTTCCCACCCCCTGACTGGCCCGGCAACCCTAACCGCTGGCGCTCTGAGTCAATCAAAGAGTGGGAGGATAAAAAGCAGATAAATTAA